GGACGGGAAAGGGCTTTATTTCAAAGCGAAGTTTTCCAACTCCGGGTATCCGGTGGCGGAACATGCCCGGCAAATTTACACCGAGGGCCACGCAAAAGGAATCAGTATTGCCGGGGTGTTTCATTATGAAAATCCCGACGCGCCGGACCAATTGACGCTCGCCGAAATATATGAAATTTCGCTTGTAGCCGTACCCGCAGACCCTAACGCATTGGCGGCGGCTATTGTTAAGGCCGGGAATGCAGCTGCAGATAAAAACATTGACGCTCAAACGAAAGCATCAATTTTGCACCAGGCGAAAAGCAATATAGATAAATGGCTTACCGATTTGAAAAAAGAGAAACAATTAAAAATATTGCAAGGCGAAATTGAAAGCCTTGCTAAAAATTTTCTTAGTCAAAAAATTGATTGAGATTTAAACCTAAAATAAAAAGGAGAATTAAAAATGAGTGTTGAAATAATTGACAGCCTAAACAATTCAATAGTTGAATTGCGCAAAGGCATTGACGCAAAGATGGGAGATTTCGTAAGCAAGGGACAGCTTGTGGAACTTAACGCAAAATTGGATAAAATTGCTGACGACTTGGTTTTAAAGACTGCGCCGATGGAACGCAAGGCGGTTATCCCTACCACCGCGGAAGATGTTCTTGTCCGCGCGGAAGGATTTAAAGCCAGTGGCAAAAATTTGGAGAAGTCTTTACCTTGGACTTCGGATTACGGGCGAAAATTCGGAGATATGCGCGGATTTTTAAAAGCTGTCGCCAAAAAATCAGTACTTATTGAGGGTACCGAAAGTTTGGGCGGATATTTAGTTCCGACCGAATTTGCCGCAGAAGTAATCCGAATTGCCAACGGAGAAAGCATTATTTTCAAACTGGCGCGGAATCTTCCTATGTCGACGTGGAAGCGCACGCTCCCTAAGCAATTAACAAATGTGTCTGTAGCTTGGGTCAGCGAATCTGGAACCAAAACCGCGACAAACCCCACGTTTGGCGACGTAGCGCAGGAAGCGAAAGTTATGGCGGCGATTATCAAATGCTCCGACGAACTTTTACGCGATGAAGCTATAAACCTTAACGCATTCTTGGCCGAACTTATCGGAGAAGCTATGGCACTTGAAACCGAACGCGTCGCACTTGTTGGCGATGTCAGCGGCGCATCCGACTCGTTCAATGGTGTTACTCATGCATCGGGCGTGAATGTGGTAACCATGGATGGCGCGTCGGTAAGCTTCGACGATATTTGCGACCTGATATTTTCAAATGGGAATTACAGCGCAAATAACACTATGGTGCTTTCGCGCGCCGGGTTAAAAATCCTCATGAAATTGAAGGACACCCACGGTAATTATATTTGGACTCCTCCGGGTGCGGGTGTTTCGCCGATGATATGGAACGTGCCTTATGAGATATCCTCGCAAATCGCATCCACCTACGGAACCGGTGCCGACCTAACATCGGCTATCGTTGGCGATTTCTCAAAGTACATGATTCTTTCGCCGCGACAAGATATGGCGGTGAAAATTTCACAGGACGCTTACGATGCCGTGGATTCGACTAATGCCTTTAAGCAGGACCAGACATGGTTCCGCTTTACCAAAGCATTGTCAATAGACGTAGCCGCGGGCGCAGCGTTCGGCTATCTGAACTTCAAATAAAAAAGGAGATAAAAATATTATGTCAAAATTGTTCAGGGTAAAAAAAGAAGGTTCAGGATACCGTGTTGGTGCGGTTATTCAACTAAACGAAAAAGATGCCAAAGCATTGGCACTTTACGTCGAGGAATTGGAGCAGACCAACACTAAAAAGGCCGCGATAAAAGGTATTAAATCGCTTGTCGCATTCGCCGCGCTTTTCTCATTGTTTGGAGTAAAAGCGATAGCCGGAAGTTACAGCGTAGACGTGGCTAGTTACCCGATAACGGAAGTGGCTTATACTGCCGCCGAAATATCGGGCCGCGCCATAATCGAAAAGCTTGTTATTTCCAATTCGACCACAACGATGCAGACGTTTAACGCGTATTCCAACTGCGCCAGCACGACCACAGCCACAGCAATATTAACACTTACGCTTCCGGCTAACGTCGCGCCGATGATACTTGATTACCGGGAGTTCTTCTCGAAATTCGGCGCATATACTGATTTGTGCTTTCGCAAATCAGATAACGCCGCAAAAGTATACTTGCAGGTCTTGTATCGGTAGCTTAATAAAAATCCCTGTCCCCGGCGTTATTACGTCGGGGATAGGGCAAGGTGAATAGATATGGCAGTAATCGCAGCCGCTAATGCTTTAGTTTCGCTTGCCGATGTCAAGTATGAATGGGGCCGTGCGCAAACAGATACCGGAGACGACGACCGGGCGCAAACGCTCATAAACAATATAAGCGCGGTTATTGAATTATACTGCGGTCGCACTTTCGCCTCCACAATATACACGGACGAATTAATTGATGGAACCTCGAGCAAATATTTACAACTGAAGCACTGGCCCGTGATAGCTTTCTCGACGTTAAAAGAAGATGATGCCACCGTCGATGCCGCTAATTATAAAATTTATTACGCCGAAGGATTGATTTATACCGATGGGACATGGACTGTCGGCGCGCAGAATTACAAGGCCACCTACACCGCCGGATACGCCGTTCTTCCCGCGGCAATTAAGCAAGCCTGTATCGAATGGGTAATAATTTTGCTTGAGGGCAGATTTAAGGATGCGGACATTACGGGAAAAGATTCTCACGATATTCCCGGCAATGTTAAATTGAAATTAGATATGTACCGAAACTTGGATATAACAGCATGATTAATATTTCTGTAAAAACGAATACTGCCAAGGCGCGGGCGGCTTTGAAAAATCTTGAACCCGCAATTTTGGATAAAGTTTTTATTGCGCTTAAAAAGGATGCGGCACAGATGGAGCGCGAAATAAAAAAGGAATTGAGCATTGACGGGAAACTGGCGGCACGAGGCCCGCGCGGAGAAAAACGCCGAAAGCACAGTAGCCCTGGCGAGCCTCCATTTTTACAGACCGGGAATTTGCGCGCCGCTATTGGATATGAGGTTACGATGCGCGGGAAAAATACCGAGGTTGAAATAGGCGCAATCCGCGGCGGTAAAGAAATAAATTATGCGCGGGATTTAGAATTAGGTTCAAGCACAATCGCAAAGCGGCCTTTCCTTATGCCGGTAATAACAAAACATTTAGCAAAGCTGAAGGAACTTTTTAAAATAGAATTCAAGGCGATTATACCAAAATGATACGCGATATTAAAACATATCTTGCAGCAGATTCAGGCCTTGCTACGCTGTTAAATTCAAATGCGGGCAACACTAAATTATTTCCACTGGTCGCCAATAATCCGGCAGGAGAAACCACCCCATATATTTTATATTCATACTCAACAGATGCTTTTCTCGACGACATAGTATCAGAGGCCATTGTCCAGCTCTCAATTATTTCTGAAAATTACGACGACGCAATAGCGATAGCCTTTAAATTGGACGAATTGCTTGATGTTAAAGACAATGTGAGTTTCACTTCCGACCGATTCCATTTTTACAGCAGCTATAAATCAGGGGGAAATGATGCGAAAGAATCAAATACAAATTTGTTCAACGTAACAAAGTTATATACGATAAAATTCAAAAGAAAAGGAGCGTATTAAAATGGGAACAACGTCAAATATTGTTATTGGGCTACAAACCACTAACACAATGAAGATAGGCAATTACGGAGATGCCGAAGCCGCCGCCGTAGATGTTGGTTTTATTAAGGGAGGCGCAGAAATAAATCACGAATTGGAACAGTATGATATTAAGGTAGACCAAGCATTAGGCCCGGTAGCCGTACAGGCTACCGACGAGAATATGACAATAAAGATAACATTGTCAGAGGCAACCTTAGCCAACGTGTGCGCGGCCTATGGATACCCGACCACGGCGGTAGCGGATAGCACGTTCACATTTGGCGACGTTGCGGCCAACACTTACCGCACACTTTATATTAATGTTAAATCGCCCAACGCTGGCTCAAGGAAATATACTTTTCATAAAGCTATTCCGACGGGAAGTATAACCTATTCTCATAAAAAGGATGAGGAAACGCTGCTTGAAATTTCCTTTAAAATCTTGTGCGACACCACCAAAACGGCGGCGGCCAGATTCGGAACCATCGTAGACACCGGAGCCGACACAACCCCGCCCACCGTCGCGCTGTCAACGCCCGTGGACGGAGGCACCGTAACCAAAGACGCTAAGGGCACCGTAGTGTGGACGATAACGGAAGCTAACCCGCTAAAT